TGACCTACTGACTAACCGACCTGGTGGTGTAGTTAGAACTAAGGGAGCTCCTGGTCAAGTTATGATGCCAATGCAAACCCAAACTATTAATAGTCAAGCGTTCCCTATGTTGGAATACTTGGATACCGTTAGAGAACAACGCACAGGTATTACTCGATACTCACAAGGTATGGATGCTGATTCGTTAAACAAAACCGCTACTGGTGTCAACACGATACTTTCACAAGCACAAATGCGAGTAGAACTTATTGCACGTATCTTTGCTGAGACTGGTGTTAAAGACATGTTCTTAAAAATGTTTGAATTAATTGTTAAACATCAAGACAAAGAAAGAATTGTTAAAATAAGAAACAGTTTTGTACCGTTTAGACCAATGGAATGGCGTAATCGTTGCAACATTTCCATTAGTGTTGGACTAGGTACTGGATCAAGAGATCAACAGTTATCTATTCTTAACAACATACTACAAACTCAACTTAAAGGTTTAGAACTGCAAGGTTCATCTGATGGGCCTATGGTTAATTTACGCAACATCTATAACACGCTAAGTAAGATTGTAGAAAACGCTGGTCTGAAAAACCCTAATGCGTTCTTTACTGATCCTGACATTGGTATGCAAAACATGCCACCACCACAGCCTCCGCAACCTACTGAGTTTGAAAAAGTTTCACAGTTACAAGTACAAGGTGAGAACTATAGAAAACAAATAGATAGTGAGATTAAAGTTAAACAATTAGAAAAAGACTATCAAGAAATGATTCTAAAGTTTGAAACTCGTATTAAAGAACTTGAGTTACAATATGGCACTAAAATTAACGAAGGTGAACTACGTAACAACGCTATGTTAGCTAAAGAAGAAATAATACAACAAGGCAAGATCCAAGAACAAGCACAAAAAGTATTATTAGAGCAACAAAAATCTGTACTTGGTAACCTTGACCGTAGACCACAAAGCATGATAAACCCAAACAATGAGCAACAATAAATTAGAAACCGAAAGACAACGTGGTGAAAAAGCAAAGTTATTGCTTGAAGAACCATTATTTAAAGAGGCCTTTGATTTACTTAAAGAAGAATATCAAAGTGCTATGTTTCAAACTAAACACAATGATGATGATGTGCGTAAAGCCTTGTGGCAAGCATATCACATAACTGATAAAGTTGAAAACCATTTCAAAACTGTGATGGAAACAGGCAAATTAGCAACTGTACAACTTAATCAGCTTAAACAGAATTCGACTTAAATCGAATACACCAACCCTTTTGGGAGTGTAACATTTAACGAAAGGAGGTTGTTATGGCAGATAGCCAAGCAACTAACGTAATCGAAGCAGGCAATTTAATTAAAGGACTTATGTCTGGCACTGCGGAGACAACTAAAACAGAACCAACTGCAGAAACTGCAGAGTCTGAAGCCGTTGAAACAGAAGAAGCAGAAGATGAAACTTCTAGCGAAGAAACTGTAAATCTAAGTGATGTTCCTTATAAGACTTTTGACGAAGCCAATGAGGAAGATCATGAATTATCTGAGTCGACTGATATACAAGAAAACTCCGAGGAACCGTATTATTCTGTCACCGTTGATGGTACAGACCTGTCGGTCAACCTTGAGGAGTTAATTCAAGGGTATCAAAGGAACGCAGATTACACTCGTAAAACACAAGAACTTGCACAGGAGAAAAACCAAACAAGTGAATTTGTTGAACGATCAAAAAAAGACGTTGAAGCTAAACTACAAAAGCTGAACGAACTTAACAACGCTGCACAAGCACAACTACAACAAGAATACGCTGAAGTTGATTTTGAGAAGCTATATGATGAAGATCCAGTAGAAGCTGCCAGACTAGAGCATAAAATGCGTAGAAAGCATGAACAATTAGCTCAAGTTGCACAGCAAACTCAAGAGTTACAAGCTCAAGAGTTTAACAAATACTTAGGTGAACAACAAAAACTTCTTAGTCAAAAAATTCCAGAGTTGATGGATGAACAAAAAGGCCCTCGTTTTAAACAACAAATGCGGGACTATCTTGGTAACATTGGATTTAATGACAATGAAATCAATAGCGTGTACGATCACAGATACGTGATGCTTGTTAAAGATGCGATGTCCTATCGTAATCTTCAGAAAGCAAAGCCAGAAATAAGAAAAAAAGTGGCTAATGCTCCTAAAGTTGTCAAAGGTGGAGTGGCGAAAAGTAAAGCTCAAGCTGATTCAGAAGCTAAACGTCAACAACTCTCAAAATTACGTAAGACTGGGCAGGTCAGAGACGCTGCGAAAATCTTTCGTAATTTAATCTAACAACATAACAAGGAGGCCTTATGGCACAACCAACTAACTTGTATGACACGTATGATACTACAGGAATTAGAGAGGATTTGGTAGATGTAATCTATAATATATCTCCCGAAGATACCCCTATACTTTCTGCAATACCTCGTACTGCTGCAAAATCAACTAAACACGAATGGCAACTAGATGCACTTTCTCCACCTGCTGCTAACCTAGTTATTGAAGGTGACGATGCAAATATTGATGCTATGTCAGCAACAACTAGAGCTTTTAACTACACACAAATTCAAGATAAAGTAATTGCTTTGTCTGGAACTCAAAGTGCGGTAGACGCTGCTGGTAGAGCTGATGAAATGGCATATCAAATTGCTAAGAAATCTAAAGAACTAAAAAAAGATATGGAATTTGCTCTTATTAAAGGACAAGTTCAAGCTGCTGGAGATGCAACAACTGCTAGAGCTATGGGTTCAATCCCTACATGGATTGCTACTAATGGTGATGCAGGAACTTCTGGTACATTATCTACAGGTGCTGGTACTGACTTACCTGGTTCAGGTACAGACAGAGACCTTACTGAAACAATCTTAAAAACTGTTATCCAAGAAGTTTATACTGCTGGCGGTGATTTAGATCTATTGGTAGTTCCAGCATCTGTTAAACAAGTAATCTCAGGATTCAATGCGAACACAACTCGTTTTGGCCCTGCAGAGAAAAAAGTAGAGTATGCTGCTATTGACGTTTATAGCTCAGACTTCGGAGACATCCAAGTGGTGCCGAATAGAGTTATGGCAACTACAGACGAAAAATTATGTCTGTTGTTACAATCTGACATGGCTGCTGCTGCTTACTTAAGAGACTTCCAAGTTGTCGATCTAGCTAAGACTGGTGACTCTGAGAAGAAACAACTCTTATGTGAGTGGTCTCTAGAGATGAGAAATGAAGCTGCACACGGCATCATTTTAGACATCAACCAATAATATAATTTAGGGGAGGTTACGGCCTCCCCTTTATTTAAGGATAAATTATGTATTATAGATTAAGTGGAGTAGTTAAAAAAGTCGACTACACAGCAACTGCTGCTAATAGCTCTGCTATTTCAGCACAAGTAAGATATGTTAGATTATATGCAACTACTGATTGTTTTATTACTATAAGCAATCCTGCTGTAACCGCAACAACAGCAGCGACACCGTTAGTAGCAAAAGACTATGAAATATTTAAAGTTGCACCAGGTCAAATTATATCTGCTATTCGAGCATCAAGTGATGGCTCATTATATATTTCAGAATTAACGGAGTAACTATGACAACACAAAAAAGCCCAACTACTTTTAAAGTAAATATTAACCATACTGTAGCAGTAGCAGATTCTTCAGCCGCTAACAGTACAGCATTTGCAAGCGAAACTAGAGAAGTTAGAATTGTTTGCACAGTAGATGCTTATGTAGATTTTGGTACTTCACCAACTGCATCATCATCAAATTTAATTATACCTGCTTATACTCCAGAGTATTTTAGAGTTGCACCTTCTACTAAGGTAGCCTTTTTAAGAGTAGGTTCTGTAACAGGAACTGCAAGAGTAACAGAAGTAACTCAATAAAATGCAACGATTTTCATTAAGAGGACAAGATCGCTATCGTGATCGCAGAACTGATGTACCTAATGAAGTTTTACAGCTAGAAGATCTCACTTATTTGTTAATGGAAGAAGGTTCCAACCTTAGACTTGAACAAGCAGTAGGCACTGTATTTAGTGGAACCCCAATACCTAACTAATGACATTTGAAGAATTAATCCAAGTATTGAAAAAGAAAGAAACTTCTTCACAGCAATACAATAAAAATAAGCAAAGAAACAAAGTTTTAAGAAAGAGAGTAAAGAATGGCTGATAGTAAAATTTCAGATTTAACTGCATTAACTAGTCCTGCAAGTGCAGACCAGTTTGTATTAGTAGACGCTGATGCTGGTGTAACGAAGAAGATAACTTTTGCAAATTTAAACTCTGCAATTTCTGCTGCTGTTGCTGCTGACGATATAGGCGTTGGTGATGCTGCTGTAAATATAGCAACAAGTGCTGGTAGTATTACTATTGATGCTCAAGCAGGTGATACCGATATTATATTTAAAGGCACTGATAACACATCTGATATAACTGCCTTAACCCTAGACATGTCTGAGGCTGGAGCTGCTACATTTAACTCTACAATTACTGCTACAGGATTTATTATTGGTAGTGCATCTATTAATGAAACTGAATTAGAAATACTAGATGGAGCTACACTCTCTACTACTGAATTAAATTATGTTGATGGTGTTACTAGTGCTATTCAAACACAATTAAATACTAAAGCTCACATTAATTACAACTTAACTAAAACTGGTACCTATACGGCTGTTGCTGGCGATAAAATATTATGTGATACTTCAGGTGGTGCGTTTACAATTACACTTCCTGCTAGTCCTAGTGCTGGTGATGAAGTTCATGTACTTGACGCAACTGCATCATTTGACTCAAACAATTTAACTATTGGCAGAAACTCAAAGAAGATACAAGGAGCTGATGCTGACCTTACAATTACTACACAAAACACTGGTATTGGTTTAGTGTTTTATAATGATACGTATGGTTGGAGAGTTCTAGTTGATGCGTATGATGTTGACGTAACGGAATTATAATATGACAAATGAAGTTTATAATTCACAAAACAAAGATGTTTATGTAGATGAGTCAACCCATAAATTGGTTGTTAAAAAAACTCAAGACACTACCAACATATTAGAACAAAATAAGATTGCTCGTAATCATAGATCATCAGAACAAAAAGGTGAGTTTCAACGTATTGCACAGATACCCTTAATTGCATTACAAATAAAGACTAAACAACTTTTTGGACATTCTAACTGGCATCAATTACATAAAGAAATTCAACGTGAGTTAATAAAAAATATGGTTAACAGTAATGAATTTCAAAACTTTAGGGTTGGAGAAAAGAGACTATAATGGCTTTAGATAATTACAGTAACTTAAAAACTAGTATTGCTAACTTCTTAGCACGTGATGACTTAACTACAGAGATTGATGACTTTATAGATCTAACTGAAGCAGACTTTAATCGTAGACTAAGAATTAGAGCCATGGAAACTGTTGATACTGCGTTTAGTATAGATGCAGAAACTAAAGCTCTACCTACTGGGTTCTTGCAGATACGTAGTTTTTTTGTGAATACAGCTACTAAAACACCATTACAGCTATTAACACCATT